ACCGATTTTTCACTGCAAGACCAGCGACGTTTCGGCGGCTGCCGAAGGTGATGCGCTGACGGTAAACTCAACGAATTACATTATCCGGGTCGTGATGGATGACGGCACTGGGACCACAATGCTCCAGCTCGAGAAACAGTAATGGCGCACGTTCGGAAGCAAATCCGCGACAATATCGTGACGACACTGACCGGGCTGGCGACGACCGGCGCCAACGTATACCGGACTCGGGTTTATCCCCTGGCTGAAAACAAGCTGCCCGGCCTAGCAATCTATACTGACACCGAAGAGGTCGAGGTCCAGACGATCAACCCACCGCGAACCCAAGTGCGAACGCTGACGATTACGGTCGAAGCATTTGTCAAGGGGGTATCGAATTTCGATGACGATCTGGATACAATTAGCGAGGAAGTAGAAGAAGCACTCGCGGCGGATATCACGCGGGGCGGCCTGGCAAAAGATACCAGGGTCGTGTCGTTCGATGCGGATTTCTCAGGCGAAGGGGATCAACCCGTCGCCATCGGAAAAATCGGCGTGACGGTTCAATATGTCACGCTCGAGAATGCGGTCGATACCGCCGTATAAAGGAGAGCATGACATGGCAAAACGAATTCAGGTGTGGCCCCCAGGCGGCGGCGACCCGATAACGGTTTATGAGCTTGACGCGGGTCGGCTCATAATGAACGGCTGGACTACTGAGTCAGCAAAGGCAAAACCGAAGGCGAAATCGAAAGATCGAGCCGCAACACCGAAAGCCGAGGAGGCAAACTAAATGGCAACACTTACGGGCAACAATGGAACCGTAAAGGTCGGCTCTGTCGCTATTGCGGAGATTCGATCTTTCAGCGTAGACGAGACGATGGATACCATCGAGTCGACCAGCATGGGCGATACCTATCGCACGTTCGAGACTTCACTGAAGAGCTGGAACGGATCAGTCGATATCTTTTTCGACGATACTGACACGACCGGCCAAGGCGCCTTGACTGTCGGCAGCGAGGTTACTGTCAACTTCCAGGTCGAAGGCGACACAACTGGCGATCACTTGCTTTCTGGCGCGGCTATCGTGACCGGGCGCACGATCAACAGCTCTTTTGACGGTCTGGTCGAAGCCTCTTTGTCGCTCCAGGGCGACGGTGCGCTGACTGAAGGCACTGTAGCGTAATGGCTGCCGAGAAATCGAAGTCGCGCGCCATCCAGCGAGCGACTGAGCATTTCAAGGCAAAGCCGTTAAAGCGAATCGAGATCGAGGAGTGGGGCGACGAGGATGGGCCGATGGTGGCTTATTCGTCGCCCTTTACTCTAAAGGATCAAGGTCGCTTGCAGTATTTAACGGAAAAGCAATCCGCCGCTGATACCCTGGCCGAGCTGTTGATAATGAAGCTGGTCGACGAGAATGGCGATAAGCTGTTCACGATTGAGGATAAGAACGCGCTGCGGAATGATGTCGACGCCAGCGTCGTCGCGCGCATTGCCAATCAGGTAATGTCGGGTGATGCCGAGGCGCTCGAAAAAAACTAAGAGAGTCGGCGGACAGGCGCTTTCGTTTTGTGCTGGCCGAAAAGCTGGGGATGACCGTCTCGCAGCTCGAGGCCGAAATGTCCGTCGATGAGTTCATCGAATGGTCAGTATTCTTCACCATGCAGGATGAAGATTACAAAAAGCAACGCAGCGAGGCGATGAGTGGCAAACCAAACCGTCAAGGTCGTATTTGAGGGCAAGGACCAAACGTCCAAGGCCATCAAGTCGCTCAATAGCAACCTCAACAACGCCAAAAAAGCGGTCGATAGGATCAAAAGCAGTCTGGGCGGCATGACCGGCGCCCTGGGTGCTGCTGCCGGCGCTGCCGGTTTCGGCTTGCTGGCGAAAAACGCACTCCAGACCGCCGACTCGCTCGGCAAAACCGCCACAAAACTCGGCGTCACAACGGATCAACTTTTTAAATTTCAGACGCAGGCGGAGCTTGCGGGTATCTCTACCCAGACCGCAGACATGGCGCTCCAGCGCTTTACCCGGCGAACCGCCGAGGCCGCTGCCGGTACTGGCGAAGCGAAAGCTGCCCTAGAAGAGCTGCGAATCGATGCGGCAAAGCTCCAGGCGTTACCGCTAGATAAGCGAATGAAGGTGCTGGCCGACGCATTTGCGGAAGTCAAGAACCCGGCAGATCGTCTGCGCCTGGCGTTCAAGCTGTTCGATTCCGAAGGCGCTGCCATGGTCAATATGCTGAAGGACGGCAGCGGCGCGCTCATTGATAGCGAAAAGCGGATGAAAAAGCTGGGCATCACGGTAGAGCGAGATGCCGCTCCAAACATCGAGGAATTCAACGACGCGGTTTTTCTGCTAGGCCGAAGGGTACAGGCGGCAATGATAAACGGGCTGGGGAAAGCGACCCCGGTCATGGAAAAGGTCGCCGACCGGCTTGCAGAAATGGCGGTTCCGCTGACCGGCAAGCTGCTCGACGGGCTGGATTGGCTGCTAAAAAACCTAGATAAGATCACCAGGGCGTTCAAGCTGCTGATTGCGGCGATGGTTATCTCTAAAGTCGTGCAGTTCACGACTGCGGTTCTCGCGCTAGTAAAAGCGCTCGGGGGCATGGCGGTAATATTAGCGGCCCTCGCGAGCCCGATTGCCCTTTTAATTGCTGGAGTAACCGCTGCGGCCGCGGCGATTTATGCTTTCCGCGAGGAGATCGGCGACGCAATCGATTCACTCGACGACTATCTCGGCATCACCGATAAGGTCGGGAAGGCCGTCAACTTTTTCAAAGGCATTCTGGGCGACGCCGAGGATCAGGTCGAGGACAACACCGACACAACCAAGAAAGCGACCAAAGAAACGGACGATTTCGAGGAAGCGCTCGACAACCTAAATGATACCGTGAACACCGCCGAGCCGGTTCTCGAGGAGTTCGGCGATACCGTCGACTATGTGGCATCAGAGGAGATCATCGCTGCGGCGAGGACTGACGCATTCCGCGAAGCTCTCGAGGACTTGCGCGAGGCCGCTCGAACGGGCGCCGATGATATTGAGGATTTTCAGAAGGAAATCGCCGACTTCGAGAAAACGGTAAACAACACCGAGGCGACGACCGAGGATTTCAATAACGCGCTGCTGAACAGCATCGAAGAGCTGACCGGCGTGACATTTGAGGCGCGCGCAGTTCGCGAAGAAATCGACAAGGTAAAGGCGGCAATCGAAGCGCTAACCAATGCCGAGGGCGATTTTAATGAGGAGCTGGCAGTTCTGAATCGTCGCCTGGAGGAATTGGGCGAGGAGCTGGTCGAAGCAACGCGCGCAGCGGACGGGCTTACCGCATCCCAGCGCGAAGTGCTGGACGAGGTAAAGAAAAGCGAAACAGAAATCAAAAAGCTAAATGACAAGCTGGCTGATCTGAAATCGCTATATGACAGCGGCAGAATAAGCGCTCGCGAATACCAAATCGCGACCGAGGGCGTGAACGCCGAAATCCGAGAATTAAGCGCAACCGATCTGACCGGGTTCGAGCGCGCCGTTCGGGATGCGTTTAACGATACCCCGCTCGAGGAATTTCTCGAGGATTTGGATACCATCGCAGGCAGGCCCGGCACTCTGGATGCGCTAATTACTACACTGATTGGGGAGGGCGGAGTAAAGGGGGCAATCGATAGTTGTTTCGGCACTACCCCCGTAACGGATTTTGGTGATGCTATTAAAAATTTATTTACTGGTGAGGGCTCCGCGATCGGCGGTTTTGGTGGCGCTCTCACTAGCCTAACAACGGCGCTAGGCACTTTTTTCACTGGCGCGGAAACCAAGTTCGGTCTATTTAAAACGGCGGTAATCGAGGTGCTGGAAGATATTGCCGCTGCCGCGATTGCGTCGGTCGGTATCAATTTCTTGAAAAATCTAATTCCTGGTATCGCTACGGGCGGACTTATTGGCGGCGAAGGGTTTGCCGATGGCGGTCGCGTATTCGGGTCTGGGGGTCCGAAAGAGGACAAGGTACTGGCGCGCCTTTCTGCCGGCGAGTATGTCATCAACGCCGCGAGCGTCAGCAAGTTCGGCACCGGCTTTTTCGATATGTTGAACGACGGCAAGATGGCGATGCCCGGATTCCAGCAGGGCGGATTTGTTTCATTTGATCCGGTCAGCATCGCATTGAACTATCTGTTATCTCAAATTTTCGATCTTATTTCTAGCGTTATTTTCGGCGATACATCAACCGCCGAGAAAATGGC